CATACCGTCGATATGTATTGCGCTTGTCGCCATTCGTATTCCCTGTTACACGACCACGCTGCCGCCAGTGTTCGCCGCAATCTGTTTCAATAACTTGGTTTGTTCCTGATCGCCTTTGCCGATGTCAACGCCTTGTTTTTCGACGCGACTGGCAACCGCATTGCCTGCGCCTGCGACGCCTGCGCCCTGCGGCAATCCTGCAACCGCACGCGCCCGCTGCTCCGTAACTGCCAACCGTCGGTCGAATTCGGCTCGGTTGATTTGTCCCGACATACGCGCGTCAAGTAGTGCCTGTTTATCCTTCTGGAACTGTTCCTGCAATTCTATTTTCTTGGGTTTGCCCTTCGATGTCGGATCGCCAAACGCCATCCGCGACCGCTTGCCTTGCAGGAACATCGTTGCGCTTGCGACGCCTTCCAGTTCCTTGCGCGCCTGCCGCACTGCCTTGCCGTATATTTCCCAACTAATCATTCCCTGCCGTAACAAACTGTCCAGGTTCCCGATGGACGATTCGTATTTTTCCATCGGGGTTCTGAATTCTTCAATGATTGACTTTGCCGATTCCACGTCCTTTTCCCACTGCTTGTATGCAGGCGTTGATTTTCGCACCTGTTCGTCGGCAATTTTTTGCGCCTCCGCTTGTCGTTTCAACCCTTCGTTGTGCGCGTTCAGTGCGGTCGTGGATTGCGCAACGGATGTCTTCCAGGTGTCAAACGTGATCGCACCCATTTCGTACATTTCGCGCAGTCGCTTGACAGTCGCAACATGGTTTTCCGCTGGCGTTTGAATGCTTTTGTAGATCGACGCCGCCTCGTCGGCAATCTTCTTCTGCGCCTTCACTGCGTCTTCAATGCCTTTCAGGTTGATGGTCCGCGCGCCTGCACCTGCACCCGCACCCGGTTCGCCACCGGTTTTCCCTGCCTTGTCCGCTTCCGCGCGTACATTCGCGAAAAACTTGCGCACGCGGTCGGGCGTCATTGGTTTCGCGTCGAACATGTCCGAAATGTCTTTGCCCACGGCGGCACGTTTTGCCGGATCCATCATCTGCCCGTACATTTTGAACAGGTTCGGCGACACTTTGCCGATAAACTTGAACCCTGCCGCCATCCTGTCGATTAGGTATGTGACCGACGTAACAGCGACGGCGACTGCTTCCATGCCTGAAATGATTTCGTTGCGAAAACCGCCCGCATCCTTGCTCGCCTTTATAAGTCGATTTGAAATGCCTTCAATCAGCGGCGCAAGTTCGCTGGTCAGCGTTATCGCCGCGCCTTCCATCACCTTCTTCATATCGTTGAACGCATCGTTTGCGTCCTCGATGCGCGCCGCGTCGAACGAACTGACCTCGCCGCCCAGGTCGCGCAATTCCTGAAACATTGCGCGCAAACCCTTTTCGCCTATTGCCAGCGTGTTGACAAGCGCGACGCCTTCCGAATCGAATAGTTTGAACCCAAGTCGCACGCGGTCGGCTTGCGTTTTCACGCCCGACATTGCGGCGGCAATGCGCAGGAACTGTTCGTCAGGTGACAGGTCGTTCAGCCGACGCGCCGATACGCCCAATTCTTTCAGTGCCGCTTTCGCTTCGCCTGTACCCTGCGCCGCTTCCGCGACACGACGGACCATGCGTTGCAACGCCATGTCCATCGTTTGCACGCTGATTCCGGTTTGCTCTGCCGCATACCGTAACCCGCTCAACCGTTCGGTGGTCACGCCCAACTTGTTCGATGTCTTGGCAAGTGTGTCAACCGCGCTAAGTGTGTTTTTCACAATCGCGGTGACACCAACGGCGGCAGCGGTCGTCATCGCCAGGCCGAACGCACCGACCATTTTTGTTGACTGTCGAAGTTTCGACGCAAACGATTTCGTTGACGTGCCAGCAGACTTTAACCCTGCCGAAAACCTGCTGGAATCCAGGCCAAGACGAACGAACAGGTTGCCGACTGCCTTTGCCATTTAATCAACCACCTGCGGCGGTTCCCTTTTTGCGTCGTGGTTTTCCTGCAATGCGTTGGCGTGTCGCTTGAACACGTCAAAAACCTTTTTCATCGACGACACCGAATGCCGTTTATCCTGCGGTTCGCCGAATTGCGGCATGAAGTCGGACGGTTTGAATGCCCTGACGCCCTTGCCGCGATTCACGTTTGCGATTGTACTGGCGACAATCCCGGCGCGAAGGTCGGCACGTTCTTCGCCGTATGGTTCCTCGCCGGCGTATCGCATCGCTTCGTGTAATTCGTTCCCGGTCATCGGTAACATTCGCAACATGACATTCGGATGCGGATACCCGCACGCCAACGCCAGTCTAAACAGGATGCGTTCGCGTGCGCTCAGCCTTTTCCCAAACCTGTTTCGCCGTCGTCGTCGTCGTCGTCGGAAACCATGCCGTTGACACGCTGTGCAATATCGGCAACGCGGATCATGCCGATGCGCGACCGTTCGCCCAAAACGTCAGCGTCGGCATCTGAAAACAAACGGACACCATCGGCATTGCGAACGCACATAACAACCAGACGCGCACGGATGTTGTCCATGTTCGCGCCGTCGCCGTTATTCGTTGCCAATGAACTGTCGAACCGGTCGCGGTCACGCGCGGACATTTCCCATACCAATACTTCGCCGCTCCACTCGGGAACCTTGACGGATTCGTACCGCAGTTCGCCCGCTGCCAGGATGTCGTCGCGTGTCAATTCTGTCGCCATGTTGTTAAACCTCAAATGCCAGGTTTGAATGTCAGCGATGATGTAACCTTGTCGTCGTAACTGCCGTTCGTTTCCTGCGAGACACACAACGCGCTGCTAACGGTGTCCTGCGAAACCTCTGCCCCTTGCCAATTGACAGTCAGCGCACCAGTCGCACCGGCGACAACCCCCGTTGCGCCGTTCAGCGTGCATGTGATTTCAATATCGTCCGGTCCCTGCTCGACGGTTTTAACTCCGTCGGTCATGTGAGTGATATCAATTGCCGTCGCAGATTCGGAATATGTCATGTCCAACAAATCATATTCGGTCGAGGCGAACGTCAAGGTTGATCCCTGCGCCTTGTTTCCTGTCAGTGCCATCGTAATTGCTCCGTTTTGGTTTTTCCGTTTCCATCATCGCACCAATCAATCGTCGGCAATGCTTGGTTTGATTGTCAGACTGGTCGTAATCTTGTCGTCAAGCGAACCGGACGTTTCGCGACCGATCAACACGCAGTTTTCGATTGATTTGGCAGCGTCTGGCCCTCCCCAGGTAATCGTGCAGGTTCCCTTTGAACCCAGCGCGGTGGTCACATGACCCAACAACGTCGCGGTGAATTCGGTGTCAAGTGGTCCCGGTTCGTATTTTTTCGTTGAGTCAACAATACTGCTCACGTCGATTGCAGATGCCGACACACTGAAACCCACCTCAAGCAGCGGCGTCGTCGTACCGGAAAACGACAGGGTTGTTCCTTCTGCTGTAATTTCTGCCATATCTATGTTCCTTATTCAATGTCGATCATTCACGATGTATCGACGTGCCAAATTGAAAAATCCAGTTGCGACCGGTATATCAGGTCGCCGGTTCCGTCGTCTTTCTCGTCATGTGCGTCGCGTTCGCCAGTGCAATGCGCGCCGCCTATCGTCCTGTCCGAAATCCCTGTGGCCGACCAACCGGCAAGTCGCGAACGCAGTGCAACGGACAGCGAACGCATTTCATCGAAATCGTCGGACACCGCGTCGAACTGAACCGACGTGTTGTCCTCGGCAGTGTCTCCGGTCATGCTGGCGACGGGTTCGGTTCCAACCGTCACGAACGTGACATATGGGTACGCCTCGCCTTCGGGCGCGCCGCCAGGGTATATGCGAGTCCCGATCAACCCCGCAATGGTTGAATCCTGCGTCACGCGGTCGTATATGGATTGACTTAACGACATTACACACGCGCCCTGATTATCTTCTGTCCCTTGCCCAACGCCTTTTTCTGCGCGACACTTGCCGCGACCCGTTCGATCCCCTTGCGAACCTTTGCGGTCATAATCGAATTGGCCTTTGCGCGTGTCTGCATCCAACCCGGTCGCATGAATGGTTTGGGTTGCATTCGCGCGGTTCCAAATTCGACCAGGTGCGCGTACTTCGTCGGCATCCGCACGCCGCTTGATTTCGCGGATGGTTCCTTGAACCGAACATGGTATTTCGTGTCGCTCAATGGCCCGACGTACGCGAAAATACTGACTGCCTTGCTGCCCTTGCCAGACCAAACCCGTTTTCCAATCGACTTGCGCAACGCGCCGGTCGTCCTGTCTGCCAATGTTCCCCGACCTGACTTGCGCGGAACCAGTTGTTTAATTCGCGAAACGACTGGCGTTGCAGCGGCATTCAGTGCAGGACGCAACACGCGGTTGCGCATGCTCTTGCTAAACTTCTGCAATGACTTTTGCAGTTCTGCCGCACCGTGCAGTACGACGGTCGCGTTTGTGGACGATTGCGCCATATCAGTTCCCTATCGCTTCGCGGCACATGATTTCCAACATGCTGTTCCGTTCGTCAACATTCGTTACCCCCTCGACGTACAATGCTCGAGTTCCATGCAGAATCCTGTCCTTCGCCTTCAGTGTTTTCGTTCGGTTGTCACGTCGCAAAATAACGCGATGCGTTATGCGTTCGTTGTTCTGCTTTGCAATTGTCAGTTCCTCGCCGCGCAACGGTTCGATTTGCGACCAGCGTTTGTATCCTGCCCAGGTCGTCGTCGGTTGTCCGCTGGTCCCGCGACCGACCGTCGGCGTTTGAACCAAAACACTTTGCCGCAACAAACTTGAACGAACACGTTTCGCCAATTGAATGCCCTTTTACTTACGCACCGCCGGGAACCTTATACATTGCCAATTGCGCCGACAAACTAAATTCCATTGACTTACTAATTGAGCCAACCAAAACCGCGTCGCGGTTGTCGTACCAGTGGACGACCAGTGTTTGTATTGCCTGCCGCAACGGATGCGGAACCGATGACGCCGCGACGCCGTACCCGGCAACATATGTCACGGCCACCGCGTTGTAATCGTCGCGCGTAACCGGCCAGGACTGACCGAATTTTAATTTAACGCGACCCGGTGTTGACTTCGCATCGACCTGATAAACCGACGTTGCCATTGTCTGCGATGCGCCGTCGGCGTCGATGTACACGATGGACGTGACCGATGCCAACGGTGGTCGCGGCAATTCGATTTCGGTTGGCAACCACGGCAGGTAATAGACATATGTTGCG